TTTGATCCACTTGCAGATTTTCTTCCACATTTTTTAAAACCCCCGCCTTTTTTCTTGGCTCCAATATCGACCCAATCTTGTTTGAACCATTCTTTTAAACCGGCCATTACGAATTCTTTCCGATAGCTTCCCTATTAGTTCCTCTTTTGGCTATCTTACAAACTCTACCACCTTTTCCTAAACCTTGTCTTTTTAATCTTGCAGTTGCTTCAGTTAAACCACCACCCATCATCATAGGTCTATTAGATTTCATCATTCCGCCACCCATTGCTGGTTTACGTCCTTTAAAATCTTTTCTTTTTACACCACTAGGGTCTTTGATTTTACCTGCACAAATTTTAGAAGCGTAGGCGTTAGCATATGCTGACGGATATACGGCGAACTTTCGTTTCGCTGCGGCTTTACCTCTTGGACATAGTTTAGTCATTATGATCTCGCTGTTTGTTTTGCTCGTTTAAAGTCAGATGCTTTAGGTGCACCTTTCGCACCTTTTTTTCTCATTTTACCTCCACGCTTTCTTTTAGCGTGAATGTTTGCATATAAACCGGGTCGAGCCACTATTTTTTACCCTTCATAGCTACCATCATCATTGATGGTTTTTTCTTTTTAGTTTTCTTTTTGCTTCTTAGTTTAGCAAAATCTTTTCCTGTAATTTTACCATCACCATCAACATCAAGTTTAGATTGGCCACCTGATAGGTAACCTTTTCTCATCATTCCACCACCCATAGCACCACGTCTATTTGTAGTTTGTTTATTATATCTTGGGTTCGCCATTATTTTTTTCCTCCGTTTCTAAATATTTGTGTTCCCTTTATACCATAAATACTCGCCACGACAAGTATCCACAAATTTGTGAACCATGACGGGAGCTGTGAGAACATCTCAAAAAACAATTTTACCTTGTCCATCGCAGATGGGTCGTCCGATATGACTGCCCAAGCAAGCACTACCACGGGCAAACTTAAAATTATGAGCACCGCCTCATCTTTCCAGTCTGATTGACGAGCTTCTAACAATTTACCCTGATATTGTTCCTCACCACGGGCCATACGATCAGCATGCAAAAGTTGTGCCTCTGACATTGCCATTTTCGTTTTCTGCTTGTTAGCATAAATTTTACTTCCAGCAGAAACGGCTAATTTTATTGCCGATAACCACATATTAGTACCATTTAGCTGTTCTAGATTTTTCTCTAAGCATTCTTTTAGTGCCTTTTACTTCAACTTCCTCGCCTGTAGCGATTGCATTGAATGCACCATCTGCTGTAGTTTTAGATCTAGGATCAACTTCAACTTTCATCTCTGCTTCAGATGGTATTTCTTGTATCTTATCTAGTTTTTCCATTTTTTCTCCTTATTCCAGCTTCTCGCAATGCTATTGCAATAGCTTGTTTTCTATTTTTTACTTTCTTATCAGATTTTCCAATAGAAAGCTTCTTATTTTTAAACTCTCTCATAACTTTCGCAACTTTTTTCTGTTTTTTATCCATTTTTTAATTACCTTTTCTTATAATATCTACTTTTGGCATCATATCATCTGCATTTGGAAGCGTTTTTCCTAAAATTGTTTTTTGAATTGAAGTATCAGCTCTTAAATTTGCTAATTCTTCGTTTTGTTCAAGTTTTTCGTCTTGATTTTCTTGGTTCATCATTGCTCTCATACGATCAAGATCCATTCTTTCCTTACCTTCACGTTCTTTTCGTGCATTTTCTTGTGCTCTAAGGTCTAATTCTCTTGCTCTTAGCTTAGCAATAGGGTCATTATCAAATTGAGAAGTGATTTTCTTCTCTTCATTCATAAATTCTTCCATCATCTCAGCAATTAGTTGAGCTTTTCTTGCTTCAATTTGTTGAGTCAACTGCATAATTTGCATTTGGATCTGTTGAGCCATCATTGGATTAGCTTGTGCTTGCATTTGTAATTGTTGCAACTGTTGTAATTCATTTCTAAACTCTAATTCAATCTGTTCTTGAGCCATTAAACTAATATGTTCAAAAATATTTTTTTCTAAAGCAGCCATGACTATTGGATTATTTCTTGCCATGTTTGTTGCCATAAAATTTAAGTGAGAAGTTATGTGTGCTCTATGATCTTGACCAGGAAAAGCTTGAAAAGGTCTACCACTTAATGCATCAATATGTTCTAACGCAGGATCTTTTGGTGTAGGTGGCATAGGCTTTACTAATATTTGATCAATATTTTTTACACCTAAAGCCTCATACATATTTCTGTACGCTTGATACATATTATGCATTTGTGGATTTGAAGTAGCCAGTTGCAGCTCTGATTGCGCGAGAGAAATACGCTGTGTTTGTGAAAAAATGTTGGGATCCGCAACTGGCAATATATCTACTCTATCATCAAAGTCAGATTGTTTTATCATTCTTTGAGCCCCAACTACGTCATACGGATATTCCTGAGGTAGATATAACTTGAATACTCTTGCTAAAAGTCTGAACTCATTTTTTAAAGCAGAGTAAATTCTTTTATGAATGGCAGACATTGTTCTTGACCCTCTTTCAAGAAGGGCCACTGTAGTTCCAACTGCTGCTTGCTGATTTCCATCGCCAACTTGTAAATCTGCAATTGATGCAAATCTTTGACCTGCACCTACTACAACTCCCATTAATTGTAATAATGTTTGTGATGGTTCTTTAAACGGAAGCATCATAAATGAATCTCTTAGATTACCACCTGGTGCATCTACATCTCTAAACTCACCTGGTTGTATTGATTGTGCATCATCTCTAATTCTAATACCACGCATTTTAAAACCAGCTGGCAGATTAGATAAAGTACCTGCATCTAATAATTGTCTTAAAGCTGCGGTTGCTGTTCTTGATAATCCACCTATCATATGAATTAAACCAAAACCGTAAAAACCTAAACCTGGTAAAAATTTAAAATGTACAAAGTATTGTATTTTATTTTTCTTTGAATCACCTATCTCAAAATTTCTTTTAATAGATAATATTTCTCTTGAGCCTTCTTCTAATGTAACAATGTATGGAACTTTAATTCCTGATGGTTCATTAGTTTCTGGATCTACTTGTTCAAAACCTTCTAGATCTAAATCAACATGACACTCTAATAAAGTAAACACATCTTCATTTCTAGATTTTGTAGTTCCCTCAAGTTCTCTTTCTTTTTTTTCTACATCTGTTTCTTTGTCTTGTGGTTTACCTAAATCTACATCCCTATAGAAACCAGCCACTTGTTGTTTTCTTAAATCATTTTCTGAAATTTTTACACGATGAATAATCGCTTCCGCATCGTCTAATGAGGTAGCCGTGTACGGAACGATTAAATCATCTGCTGGAACAAATTTACTTACGGCTCTTTGTTCCATCTCATCGTAGTAAACTTTTTTAAAAGTACTACCTGAAAGAGGTAAATGAAATAGCATAGAATCAAACTCAGGTTCATATTCCTTCATTTGATCCATGATTTGATAATTCATAAAATCTTTTACACGTGTTGCTTGACTTGTTTTTTCTGATGAAGGCATTCCTAAGATCTGTGTTCTAACTGGCCCATCAGCTGGTAATAATTCTTTATAAGCTAAAGCTTGAAATTGTGTTACTGCTTCTGCTAACACTGGGTGTGTTGCACCAGAAGCTCCAGAAAAAGGTTCTGTTCTGTTATCATATTTAAAACCTAAAAGATCTAAACCTTTAACATAACTTTGTTCCCAATCTTTTCTTGAAGACATATAATCCATGTATTTAGAATTTAGGTCTGAGGCTAATCTTCCTAATACATCATCAGGTAAAAATTCTGCTAGATTTGCATAATGCTCATCACCACCCTCTGGTGATGCTGCAGCTGGATCAAGATCTATATCTACTGATCCATCTTCATTTTCTTGTATCTCTACATCATCAGGAGATTCTGAAGCTACCTTTTGTGCTTCAACAATTGTTTCTTGAATTTCTTCCTCGCCTGGTACTTCAAATTTTTTTCTTGGCTCGTTTGGGAGAGCCTTGTCTATATTGTCTTCTGCCATTTATTTTCTCCGTAAGTTTAACATCTTTAACAGTATTATAGGATAAATTCAACCCTTGTGGTACTGGTCCTGATTTTGGTGGTATTGTGGTTGTTAATTTTTTAGTCATTATTAATCAATCGGATCAGGATTTACATCATCAAATTGTATAAACTCACCTTGTCTTTTAACAACTTCATCCATTTCACTTTCTCCACCTTCTGATATAGCTTTGGCTTTATCTCTTCTTTTTTTGTTTTGTACAATTTCTTTCATCGTAGGTTTTTGACCAGTTGCATATTCTTTGAGTTTTGAGACATCAGAAGATAAATCTTTAATATCTGTGCCACCAACTTCATCTATTTCTATTTCATAATCATCTGGACCAAACGCTCTTCCAACTGGGCCTGACTCTGCTACATCAAACTCAGCTGTTGGTCTTGGGTTTCCTTCATCAGGTAAAGGTTTTTTGTATTGTAGTTGAACTGGATCTCCATACATATTATCTGGACTCTCATATTCTACTTTAATAGCACCTTCATCAATATCTCGATAAACTCTTACAGTCTCACCATCAGCTATATCAATTTGATTAACTATCTCTCTATCTTTAGTTGCAAACCTATCAGTTACGTCTTCTCCCATTCTAATTACTTTATTAACCAATGCATCAAACCATTCTG